TGTTGGTCCTGCAATTTTGTGTAACACGGGTTGACACAGTTCGGAAAGATGATATACTATACATACCAACGGGTGTCATCAATTGGGAGTACCGGAATGATTGAGGGGTCAACGAGGACAACCCTTTTTATGACACATTGTCATTAAAATATACCTACATTGTCATTAAGAATATTTTTTAGTGTCAAGAATTTTGGTTATATTTATACTATAAATAAAAAACAATTAAACTATGTCTAAAGCGAAGAGGTTCAAATACAAGATTGGTCAATCAGTTAGGTTTAGGTTCTATGATGGATCTATACACGATGGAGTCATTAAGTCATCAGGTTACCGTAACCAAGATGTCGACTACCTACCTACTGAGTATAGTCAACCTATGTATACTTGTCATGTTCCTGATCGTACAGGTAATTATAAGAGAGGTTATATGGTCTATACTGTGAGTGACAACATGATTAAGTCTATCCTTGATTACAATATTACTATTATGCCCCTCAAGGACTACCCTACAGATGAACCAGTTACAATCTCCCCTATAGAGCGTATGGAAGAACAACTGGATGAACTATTAGGTCCAAAGCCAACCTTAGAAGAGGCTATCGCTCAACAGAAGAAGTTCCTTAACAGGTAATTGTTAATAACTTTTCGGGTTTTGTTGCCCAGGATTGTCCAGTGTCAACAAAATTGATTATATTTATACTATAAATAACAAACCAATAATAATATGCAAAAATGTTTCCTAAAACCCATCACAGATACCAATGGTATGATGGTCCTTGTAGATGTACAAGGTAAGAAGTTCCAATGGCCTACTAACGATAGTCGAAATGATCGATTATGCACGGCCGCACTCAAAAATGCTAATAGTGTTAAAGTCAGATTAGTTAATGACCAACTAATGTATGGTACTGCACCTTTAGATAAATTCGTAGGTAAAGACGCTACCGTGTCTAACTTCCCTATACTAGAAAAAACACAAATCATCGAACATGTTGAGGTTGATGCAGACCAGGCAGTTATGATGAACTTTATACACAACGACTCTTATGGATTGAAACCTGAATCACTTATGGTTAGTGAACTTAAGTGGAAATACCTTATTAGGTCTACTATGAGAGGTAAGAATATAATGATGACTGGTCCTGCTGGTTGCGGAAAGACTATGGCTGCCAAATCAGTCGTTGCTGCACTAGATAGACCTGACTACTACTTCAACCTTGGTGCTACTCAAGATCCTAGATCAACACTGATAGGTAATACACACTTCAACAAAGAAGATGGTACCTACTTTAGTGAAGCACTGTTCGTCAAAGCGATACAAACACCTAATGCGGTTATACTATTAGATGAACTATCACGTGCTCATCCTGATGCTGCAAACATCTTAATGACGGTTCTAGATGAAGGTCAACGATACCTTAGACTAGATGAAGCGGATGGATCACCTACTATTAAAGTTGCAGAAGGAGTAACCTTTATAGCGACTGCTAATATAGGTAATGAATATACTGCAACAAGAGTCCTAGATAGAGCACTCTTAGACAGATTCATAGTGATTGAGATGGACCTACTAACTAAAGATCAAGAGTTCGACTTACTAAAGATGATGTTCCCTCAAGTAGAAACTGAATTACTAGATAAAGTAGCCAGCATAGTAGGTGATACAAGGTCTGAACTAAGTAATGAGAACCCTAGAATCTCAACACACATATCTACTAGAGCTTCTGTAGAGATGGCCGGTTTAATCTATGACGGGTTTAACATAGTTGAATGTGCTGAAGTTACTGTCTACCCTCAATATGATGATGCAGGTGGATTAGATAGTGAACGTACCTTCATCAAGCAGGTTGTTCAGAAGTATGCTGACGATGGTTCTGATGATAACCTATTTAACGTAGAAGAAGAAACAACTGACCATGCTGAAACACTCTAAAAATATTATTGGTTGTACGGGAGGTAGAGGTGTATTGCATAGTGCACCTTCCTCCCCTACTATAGGGTTAACCAACGTCCCCCTTAATAAAAATAATGCAGATGGTAGGATAGACAATAAGGCACGTATAGGGTATAGGCATAGAGAGATAGACAGTGCACATATAGGTGGTAGTAGGCAAAGAGGTAATGGGCCCAGAATTGTTTGTAAATGGCCCCAAAAAAATTTGACCGTAGAGGCCCTAATACCCGTCTATATTACTGGAGAAAAAACCCGGGATTATAAAAGATATAACAACAATCACACTTTAGTGTGTCACTTAAATAAAGGAGAGAACATATGGATATAACGATTATCATAGTATGCCTAGGAGTAGGTATAGCAGTAGGTATGTACATCGCTTCACAGATAGGCGATAGTATAGAGGCAAAGGTACAAACAAGAGACCTTGTAGAGAACCTTAGGAGGTTTGACAGAAAGGATATAATGGATAGGAGAGAGGATGAGGGAGATAGACCACTTGACCAATATGGTGGTAAGACAAAGAGTGGAGGTCTATTTCCAGTTGGACCAGAACAAGGAGGTAAGAGAAAGAGAACACTTAACGAGTTGAGACAGACTAAGAGTAGATATAGTAACAGTAATAAGGGAAAGAAGAAATGATGAAGGCAATACACAAGATAGAGGTACCAGTATACCTATTAGCACTAGGGGTAGGGTGCATGAACAATGGCCAGGATGGCCTCGGTACTTTCCTAATAATTATCAGCCTCGTAAGGTTGTGGATAAACTGGATGAGAGATGAATAAGTACCTACGAAGGATAGTGCAGTTAAGGGTTAAGGTACAGCGATGGCTAGATTCACCCAATAGAGCTGATACCAAGATGACCTTGATATACCAAGCCCAACAAGACCTTGACTATGTTAGTGATGAAGCCCATCGCTGCCTATATGATAGAGATACCCTATACTGCTATACCCGTAAGGAATTAGATGAATTTAATAGGCTTTATACCCTATACAAGCTGTAAGACTATATTGGTCCGACGGTTTACGCAAGAGATTATTAACCAAAATTGAGAAACAAAATGACAAAAGCAAATTTTAAAAACGGAGATAGAATATCCTTTTATCACCTACAACCAATCCCTAGAAAGGACATGAAAACAAGTTGGATAGACAATAGACCATTAAGCATCTATGGATGGAAAAGGGTAACGGGAGAAGTACTACAATCCCACAATTCCCACAATCGTCTATGGGTTAGATGTGATGATAGAGCCTATATAATGACTATTACACAAGACAATGTAGTCTTTGAAGAAGAGGCTGAAGGTAGTGAAATGTATATCTATTTAGAAGATGTTGACAAGGCTCACCCACTCTACTTTGGTGGTGGATGTATACTTCCAGAGCGTATGATAAAGACGGTCTAACCAAAAAACCTGGTATGGGGGACGTCTCGGGGAAATGGGGGGAATCTCTTGTGTTTCCGTTCCGTCTCCAAATAAGTTAATAAATGTTTTACCACGTCAAATAAATTGATTATATTATAAATAAAAAATGAATATGCAAAAATACGATAGAAGAAGAGCACTAGACTGTAGACTGATTAAGAAATCTGAGAGTCACACTGGATACTGTAAGTATATAGTAACTGTTGGAGAGAAGGACGGTACTATTCACAAGCAACCTGTTTACGGTAAGGATATGCAAGATGCCTTAAGTAGACTTATTAAGCGAGAACTCACAGTTAAGGTTGAGAGAAAGCTAGAGACAAATACCGGATTAATATTTATAGCTTGGCTATTGCTAATGGGTACACCTGCCATCATCACAGATACAACATCACCATGGTTTTTATTGTATACGTTTGGCTCGGTATTGGTGTTAATAGGTGTATCGGCCTGGTGGTATAAACATGTATATAAAGGAGAATAATAATGGAAAAATTTTGGACAAGTAGACATAATAATGATGATATCTTTGGCCTTAGTGATTTTGACACTCTTCATGAAAATGAGTGGGACGAATCATCAATAGGAAGGCTTAAAGAAAACGGCTGGATGAATAGATACAAGTGGGAGGCTGGTTTAATATCTCATATTATCAAGTCTACCGAAACTCCAGCTATTAATAGTATCTTAGAGTTAGGTCCTGGGCCTGGTTTATTATCACAAATGGTTCTTGAGTCTCATCCAAATATAGACTACCATCTAATTGACAAAAAGTTTGCTAAGCAATATTTTGACGATAATAATTTTAATGGTGAAATGTTTGTTAAAGATCTCTCTGTTGAATTTAATACTGATGGTTTACTTGACTCATATGACCTAGTTATAACAAATGACTTTTTAGAACATGTACTTAACCCTTCTATAGTACTTCAAACTATACATAAGCTTATGCATGATGATTCTAGATACTTTATTAGTAATCCTAATTGGCGAATGGGACACCAATATGTATATAGAGGTTTATTCGACTTTGATAACTTCATATATATGTTAAAAATACACGGTTTACAACCTTCAATTGCTGGCGGATCGTTTATTTGGGGATCCCCGTTAGTGACGCCAAATTACCCAAAACTTGATTCTGAAAAGAGTTTGCCGGACAATTTAGTAACGGCTTGGAATCACTATATATTAATGGAAAAAGAAAAGAACAATGAAAAAAAATAAACCAAACATACTCGAAGGAAGAACCAAAGAATGGGACTCTAATGAATGGCAAGGAAGGTCGCCATCACAATATTCAAGTTCAGCAAGAGGTTCTGCGATCGCCTTATTGGGCATGATAGCTGTTATTATTATGCTAGTACTATTTGGGTGTGGTACTGTTAAGACTACACTAACGCCTTCAGAACTTGAAAAGGCAACTGATTGCTGCAAGGATAAATAGTGAGAAGACTAATATACGACCTATATTATAAAGACATGATATCACAAGAGATTTGTGGCATGCTACTCGACCAACTAGAAAAGAGTAATAGTAAAAGAAGGCGATATTAATCAGACATTATAACTGGCCCGGTCGTCTAGTGGTTAGGACGCATGGTTTTCATCCATGTAACCGGAGTTCGATTCTCCGTCGGGCTACTAACAATTAACATTTTGTTTACAATAATATAACATTTGCGGTAAACAAGTAGTCTTGATTACCATATTTATTATTGTATGAAACAAAAAATTGACATATCAAGCTTATTATATATTGCGATTATGGTAATAGTATTTGTATTAGGAGTCTAAATCCTTTATTTTTACTGTTACATCATGAGGAGCAAATTCATTGCCTCCAAAATATGGATATAAATAATATCTCCTAATTAGTCCCCAATTACCTTCAGGTCTACGTATAACTCTAGTGGTATCGTTGTCAATAACTATAACATACCAAAATGTTTCTATGTTTATTGTTGCACGGTATATTTCATTTGGTTCTATGTTTCTTATTGTTTCACCTTTATGTACACCATCTTCGTGTCGCAACCAACAAAGTTCTATATTATCTGAATCAGGAATATATCGCCATCCTAGTCTTATAGAATACTGTATATGAGATTTACCAAAGTCACTAAAACCATATATCTTGTTAATGTCGGTTTGATTTCTTGGTACCTCAGATATATACTCTGCAGACTCATCTAGCATAAAGTCAAAGCTAATTTTAGAATTTGTAGGATGGTTAAAGTAAGAACCAGACCTATGTTTGCCTTCTGGTATAGTATAAACTCTGAATCCTATGTCATCAACCTCTTTTTGGCAAGATAATAGTAATAAGAAGGGTAATACTATTCTAATCATTTACCTATTTCTATTCTGAATAATACAACTGCAGCAGTGTTTGCATACATATCACCTAATTCCCAACCGTTGCGGTACCTTTGGTCGATAAATTCCTTACCAGCTCCAATGCCTAATGTTAACAATGTACTATATAGTTTGGCTTTTTTAGCACCATACCTTGGTTCTAACCATTTATAAGAATTGTACTGTATGATATAGCTACATGTGAAGTGTAAGATTTTATCACCACCTCTCTTGAAAGGGGGTATTTTGTATGATTGCGAATAAGAAGACTTTATTGATAATAACGATAGCATAACGATTAGGAGTAGTTTTTTCATGGCTTTTCTCTATCTGTTATACCTATAAATATCGAGAACTTCTAAATATTGCTAAAAAAATTGTTAATAACTTTTTTGAAAATAACGAGCCAGGGTTTTTTAGTGTCAACTATTTTGGTTATATTTATACTATAAATAAAAACAATTACACTATGCCAAAATTAAAAAAATCATCATACGTTACAAAGTATGGAATCGAAATCACAAAGCCACATTCAAAAGAAATGTATGTTCATAACGACAATGTTGCTAAAACAATGAAAATTGCAATTGCCAATGCTTGGGCTGACCAACTTATTAAATTTAATGGTGAAGACGATTGGCCAACAGGAACATCAGACGCTATTGTATTACTGCAGTCATATGTATGTGCTGTAGGTTATGGAGATGGTTATACCATTGCTGATGTTAGCAAAGATTTTTGTAATGAATTAGACTGCATGGCCAACTGGCAGTTACATGAAGTTTATTCTTACCTATGTTTCAAAGATATGGTACCTAAAATTAAATTTATGATGGTTGGATTCGAATGGCAAAAATGTGATTATGACGGAAATGAAAATTACGATGTTTTTCCTCACTTACAAAATTGTTAATAACTTTTTGAAAATAATTACCCAGGATTTTTCTGGGTCAACTATTTTGATTATATTTATACTATAAATAACAGCTAATAACTAACTAAAAAAAATTAAAAAATGCCAAAATTAAATCTACAAGCAAGATCAACTCATTCACATTCAGTTACTGAATACCACATCTACACAATTAACGAAGACTTCTTTAAGGTAACCAAAAAAGAGCTAACAGACCTAGTACAGGTTGGAGAAGTACTAATCTTTAAATCTCACCTCGACGAAGAAGGTACTTTACTTAAATGCTCTGACGTTGATATGTACCAAGAAGTATTAATCTATACTGAAGTACAAAGACAAAACAATCCTCAAAATTTAGATATAACTCCTCAAGAAGCTTTATCACTTATGACTGACATACAGGTTATGGAAGAAGACGGAGAGATACCTTGTTCTCTAGAACTAGATATGGCAATGGCTAACGAATCTGAAAATATACAATAATATGAGAATAGAATTTTCAATACTAAAACAAATAGATAAAGCTTTCGGCCCAATGGAGGTTGGTAGTGGATTTAATAATCCTATGGGTTCAATTACACTACGCTTCGGTTATTGGAAGCAGGTTGATTTGGAAAAATTAAATTCATTATTACCCAACCACATACACGCTTTAGAAAATCTTGTAGATGAAGATGATGAATGTGGTGAATTATGGGACTACTTAATACATAGAAAATAATGAAATTATACGACGTACCAAGAAATAGCAGAATTAAAGTAATAGTAGAGGATAAAGTACCACCAGGTGCACCTCAAATCACAGAAGGTGAAGAGTTAAACTTCAGAAGTATAGATGGAATGTATAGTTACTGTACCAGAGATAATGGTGAAGTAGTACATCTCGCAGCTTGGACTGATGTGGAAGTAATAAATAAAAAATAGAAAATAATGAGAAAATTAAAACACAGTTTAAAGGTTGCCTTTGCAATTACTTGGATGATAGCAGCTGCAATTACTTATGTATTAACATTAGATATATTAATCAACAATTAAAATTATGAGCAAAGACCTAGAACAACTACATGAAAATTATAAATGTTCCGACCATTCAGTTGAAAATACATTAAGCTATTTGAATTCTGTAAAGATTGTCGAAGAAATGAACTCAACCTTCGAAGAGTTAAAGAATAAACTAGAAGACCGACCTTGGCATCCAATACTAGAAAAGTCTGAGGCTGCAAATACAAAGGACCTCTCTTCTTCACACCTAAATAAGATATTTAACTTTTATGGATTTTATGAGGTAGCGACCTTTTACAGCAACAATAATAAATTTGAAAAAAAGAGGTTAGAACATTATATTTACGGTGGCCAAAGCGGAGATTCTACACACAAAGCTGAAGGAGATGTAGGTACTTCTTGTGCAAATAGGCTTGGTAACCACGGCGATAAGTTACTTGGAAGAGGAAAAATATCAAGCAGTGAGAAAGAGTGGCAAAAACATTGGAATGGTGAGGGTACCGTATACTGTAGAGCTATTCGAATCGACAAAAGGCTAGCTAGAGCATTTGAAGCATACATGATAGAACAACGTAATCCTATATTAAATAGGCAAGCGTAAATATTGTTTAGATAATTTTTATATGTCAAAATTTTTTATTATATTTATAATATGAGTAAACAAACCGAAGATACATTGATGGAAGTACACCTTGAAATTACAAGGTTAGGATTAGAACGACAATTTCATACCCAACTAAAGAAAATGGCAAAGATGCCGGAGTGGAAATGGAAAGATATGGCAACAAAATATGAAGGTGCACTTAGAATTATAAAGGAAAAATATGGAAAATCTAAATAAAGAACAATTACTAGAAATCAAGAAAATTCTTAAAGTAGAGAATGACGAAAAAAGATTGATAAACTTAAAGGCTTACTTATCAAACTTCCAAGAGCAATTAACTAGAGATTTTGCAAGCATAGCATATAACATTTGGTTAGAACATGGAGGAAATACTAACAATAAAAACAAATAATTATGAACAGAACATTTAATAGTACTACGGTATTCCTAGTTGCAGCAATTGTGTTTTTTGCTGGAATATATGGAGCAACGATTCTTGTACCTAAGAATGAACAGTGTGAAGACGACACAATTTGGATACCTACAGAAGAAGATATAAAATATCAAGATAGTATGTGGACTATAATATCTGAAACTAAAAAATCCGTTGATACAATTATGGGGGTTATGGAATCTATTATTTGGAAATTAGAACGATTAGAATATGAAGATGGTTCTTGGGATAGTATACGATATAAAAAGGGTGGTGTTATAGATATGCGCCGAAACCCTGATGATTTTGAATTTAATATGGAATGTGGTGATACTCTAGATGTCTCAGCAACTATGTATTATCCTGTTCCAGGTCAATGTGATGATACTCCAGATATTACGGCCGACCAGACAAAAATACCAGATATTTATGATTGTAGCCATTTAAAATGGATTGCAGTTAGTCAAGACCTTTTATGGTTTAATGGTGGACCTATTAGATATGGAGATACCGTATATGTATATGCAGGCCATAAGACGGGTTCATATATTGTCAGAGATGCCATGAACAAGCGATTTAAGTATAAAATAGACTTTTTAGAATCAGTTGGCACAGACCTATATAGCTTTAGTGACGCAAAATTGATTATTAACATATAAATTGTTAATAACTTTTATAAAATAGTTACCCAGGATTTTCCCGTTTAAACTATTTTGTTTATATTTATACTATAAATAAATAACTAATAAACAATAACAAATGCTTCAAGAAATCATTACCTTCTTAAAAGAAGATCCAATTGAGTTTGTAGGCTCAATGCTACTCCTTACTACAATTTTCGGTTTATTTTACATTGCAATTTGGATAGGATGCCCATGTTAAATTGTAAATCTTGTAAAAACGAAATTAATCCATTACGCCTAAAGGCCTTACCAAATACTAAATTTTGTGTTGACTGTTCAACAACTGAACAAGTTGGTTGTGTTGATATTACATATCACAAAACAGGTAACACTATACAAGTTATGGACAAGGCCTCTGCATCTAAAATAAATAAGCTAGCCCGTCGAAACAACTTCGGCATTATGACTGGTATGAAAGGTGGTAGTGGTGGTCCTTCAAAATCTAACGTTATTGGTAGAGTTAAAGTATGGAGAATACCAACTGATAACGATTATCAAACTGCCTTATCTAAAATAGGTGAACTACTTGATTTTAATAATAAAGAAAAATGTTTTAACTATATACAAAACCAGTATGATGGCAAAGTAATAAGTTCAAAGCACGCATATAACTTAAAAGTAATTGTAGATACTTTACTTCCTGACCCTGTTGTCGAGACGGCAACCTATGATGAAACTGTCGACGATGAAATTATGTATGCATTTAGAAATTGGAAAAATACAAAGGTATATAAATAATGAAAATAATAAAAGAATTTACCTGTGAAATGACAGGAGAGGTTTGTTTAATTGTTGCTGATAAGAATGGTGACGAAATGTGTATATTAAAAGAAGACTATTATGGAAAAAAATAAATTAAGAATATTTATCGATATGGATGGAGTATTGGCTAACTTTGAAAAAGCCATGTTAAAACATCCTGATTATGGAACAAAAGGATGGAAGCCTGATGAGGTTTTAGATTTTTCAACCTTTGAAGTTATTGATGGTGCAAAAGAAGCTGTTAGCGAATTCCTAGAGCTTGGACATGAAGTTTTCATTGCATCAACGGCTCCTTGGAGAAATCCACAAGCTTGGGCTCACAAAAGACTTTGGATTGAAGAACACTTTCCAGCTTTAAAAAGAAAATTAATCTTAACACATAGAAAAGACTTTCTAATAGGAGACATTTTAATAGATGACTCAACGTACAGAGGTCAGACTGAGTTTGATGGAACATTCATGCACTTTGGAAAACACTTTGACTGGACTATGGTAAGAAATACCGTTAGAACAATAACTAATCTTGAAATAAACTGATATTTATAAATATGAAGACAATATATAATATACTTGCAATAATATTAGGTACCTTTCTATTTATACTGATATTTCCTGTAATATACGCAGTAGCTCAACTAATAATATTTTTATTATTCTTTGTGGCTGAAATACTTATACTGCCTATTTGCATATATCTAGTATACATGGCATGGACAAATGTTAAAAATAGACAGAAAAACACTAACTAAAATATATATAAATTATGGAAGACTTTAATTTCGACAAACATGGTAATTCGTCAGATCAACCTATTAAAGAACTTGTAGAACGAGTACAATATGACACCTTTGTACAAGCTTTTGACTGTATTGATGAAATGGGATATGAATTTTTAATTACCAAGGGGTCTAAGAAACCCTTAAGAATATTAAAGATGTTGATTGAATACTTTCAACATCCAGATCGTGAAGAATATGAAAAGTGTGCAGTATTATTAGAAGCTGCTAAAAGTTATAGACAAAATAAAAAAGAATTAAAAAAGTTGAAAAAAACTAAAGAATAATTTTTTATTGTCAAGAATTTTTGTTATATTTTATTAAAAACTAAAATAATTAGTTTACTTAATATAATAATAACCTTGTTAGTAAACCACTTACGGAAACTAATAAATAAGGGATAGGACAACGGAGGAAGCTGAAAATCCGACATAGAGTAGGCATTATAAATAGCTTGTAGCTTAACTACTAAAATAAAATGAATAAGTTTAGAAACACAAAACCAACAATTCACAACCAAAAGAAACAGTTTAATCCAAACAAATATGGAAAGCTTTGGTCTGGTATCAACTTTGAACTAGCTGATACTCAAGCATACATTGAAAAGGATACACAACCACTTATGGGTTATCTTATAATTGATAACAAAAAGATAGGTATTACTTGGTCTGAATCAAATCGTATTATCGAGACATTACTTGATGCGCAACATCGCCACAAAGTAGCACAAAGATTAGGAATGTTAAATAAAGGTGAAGGTACACCTAAGAACATTAAGTTTAAAACATACGACGATGCTGGTAATGTTGTAGCAACTAACATGTAAGGAGAAAAAATGGAAATATTTCAATATGAACTGTTAATAGCAGGAGGAATTATAGGTATAGTAGTAGGTAGTTTAGGTACTACCTACTGGCTAGGCCAACAAATTAAAGAACTAAAATCTATTATACTAGATAAGAGACTAATAGTCAATCTACTCAAACAGGCACTTAGAGAAACTAAGCCTAAGAGAACCTATAAACGTAATAATAGATCTAAGAATTCAGCTACTAAGAATTCAGCTACTAAGAATGTAAATAAAAAGGTAAAAGCTTGATATTTATATTATATAACGATTGGTACTGCGGGTCAGTCGGTTATAAGTTAAAACTAATGTTTAACAAATTTAAAATCATTTAAGGAGATTATTATGACAACACTAAAAGTAGACACGCCTTTCGGCACAAGACTATTCCCAACAGATTTATTATTTAAAAATTTCTTTGATAGAGCATCAGCTTTTCAGAGTAATATAGATTCTAAGATTAACCATCCTGTAGATATTATTCTAAAGGAAGAATTCTTAGTATTTGAAATAGCAGCTGTAGGATTAGAGAAAAAAGATATCGAACTTCAGGTTGAAGATGGAAACTGTTTAAAAGTTTCTTATACTAAACCAAGTATAGATTCAAATAATTCAGAAATCGATGCAGGACAATATATACATAAAGGTATTGCAAAGAGATCGTTCGAACTAGGATGGAAAATTAGTCCTAAGTTTGATTTAACACAGATTGACGCCAAGATGGAATATGGGTTACTAACAATATCAGTACCTATTACTCCTGAAAGTCGTCCAAAAACTATTAAAATAAAATAGGTTATAGACAATAAATAAACTGGCCCGCAGGCTAATGGTTATAATATGAACTCATACAATATATTTTACAACGGAAATGAAGCTTATCATGTAATTAGAACTATTAAGATGCAAGATTGCAATCCTAGAAAGTTCGGAATATTGCGTGATGATGAAGAAGCATATATGAAAATATTACTTGTATGGAGAAATCATCACAATTGTGACCATGTATTAAGGCAAAACGACCAATTTATGCTATGTAGAACGATTAAAGATGTTGAAATTATAGAATAATGTATGAAGATTACGATATTTATATATGACTGTTAGTACTTTTATTAGCTGCTCTTATGGACGAGGGTTCGACTCCCTCCATCTCCACAAATAAGTATACACAACGGGGATGAATTGGAATTTGACAAAGAGATAAGGGTAAAAGGAAGGTCAACGCAATTAACTGGCGAACAAGTTGAACTAGCAATGGCTGCCTGATAAGGTACCCAGAGCGAACGGTAAAAAGAAGCCATGTCGTTAAAGCTTCGGTGGTTTGAGGTAAAATATAAAATGAAGGTGTTAGGAATTCTTCCTTCGAGTTGTTTGCGTCTGAAGACGTCACAGACAGTTAAAAGAGTTCAGCTGGGTTGGGAAGGTGGAAATATTAAAAAGGAAAAATATGTACGAATACAAGACATGGTTGATTGATGATATATTAGATCCAAGTTCTGACTTTTGGAAGATTGGCAGTAAAATGGAACTTGATAGCCTTTTATCTCGTATTTCTCCTTTACAAACAAAAAAGCTGTTTAAAATAACTAAAGAAGATCCAGTAATGGATAAATTTTCTGAGTTTATTGACTTCTTTTCCTCACTATCAACCGATGCAGCTAACGAATATATAGAGTTTGTAGAAGACAACGAAGCTGATATATTATCTGACCAAGTTTGGTTATTAGTTGATAAACAAGATAGACGAGAATTATTTGATAGCGATGTTAATACATTTGATTTATGGTGGAGTTCATTACACCATTCAGAAATAGAATACTACATGACAAGACTTGTTGAAAATAAAAGGTTAGTTAGCCCTAAGAATGTCTTATCATTTGTAAAAAGACTACAAATATTAGGAGAAAAAACAGATCCTACTAGAAATATAAAATATTATCCGCTAGAAGCAGGAAAGTTTTTAACAATACAAATGATAGGAGACAAATTAGCTATCAGTAGTAGAGACGTTAAAAAGTTAGACTCTGTAAAAAACCTTTTAGTATCTAGAGGCAATATATTTATAGAAGAACGATGTAAAACCAGCCCACAAGGCGATAAGATACACACTTATCTATTTTTAACAAAGAGTGTATAGTTATAATTATATAAAAGAATAAATATGAAAACAAAAAGAAAAGTACAACCATTATTAGAAAGAGCAAGCCAATTAATATATAGTCTAGAGAATGTAGTTAGAGCTAGAAAGGCTGACGAAAAATTTGTAGTCGAAAAATTAGTAATTATCAAGGAGTTACTAAAAAAAGTAGAAAGTAACATAAATTTAGAACATGAAGGATAAACTTTTACCATATATAATAGCCTTATCAGCATTAGCTGTATCGGGTTCTGCAGCTTTTTATTCGGTATACGGACTGAGTATGTTATTTGCAGGAGCCAGCTTACAGGTTATTATTATGGCAGGTAGTCTTGAGTTTGCAAAATTAGTTGTAGCATCACTATTATATCAATATTGGGATACTATAAATAAAGTTTTGCGTTTTTATTTAGGTGTTGCATGTCTTGTTCTTATGATTATAACTAGTGGAGGTATATACGGATTCTTATCTGGAGCCTATCAATCAACAGCAACAAAATCAGAACTACTTGATAAGTCATTATCAATATTAAAACAAAAACAATTCAGGTTTGAAGAGTCTAAACAAGATATTAAATATGAAAAAGAAAGTCTGACTAAATCTATTTCTGATTTAAGAATATCTCTGTCAAATCCAGCTCAAGTACAATACATAGATCGAGAATCAGGCCAATTAATAACTACAACCTCATCGTCAAGTAGAAGAGCTTTACAAAATGAATTAGCTACAACATTAGAGGATAGAAATATTATAAATGAAAAATTGGCTGCAATTGAAGATTCTATAACAAAGACTGATATGGCTATATTAGATAAGCAAGTAGACAATGAACAAGAACGTGAATTAGGACCATTAAAATATCTTGCAGAAACAACTGGTAGAGATATGAATACTATTGTTAATTGGTTTTTATTAATGATTATATTTGTGTTTGACCCATTAGCAATTGCACTAGTAGTTGCAGCAAACATGGCATTTGCAATGCAAAAACCTAGAATAAAAATGTCTGTACCTGAAGGAATGGAGTTCAATACACCATATCCTATTGATTTAGAAGAGCCAATAGAGCCTACACTGGATAATCAAGAATTAGAAGGAACAGACCCAGATATTTACGGAGAAGATAGAACACATATGGTAAAGGACGAAAAAGGAGTTTACCGACCTATGAAAGTTAAAAAGAATATATAGAGGAATAGTTATGGAATATTATGTAGAATACAGGCCCGGAACAGCATGGAATGAAAGAAAAAATGCAACATATCGTTGGATGGAGTGCAAAAAATGTGGTGATATGTCAAAAGTATCGCAAGATACGACTGCCGTTACTTGTCCTACTTGTGTACAGGAAGGTCTATATGAACAGTTTGGTGGTCCAGATGTTACTCTAAAAAAATCTTCTGGTAGACCAAGAGGCTGGAAATGGATGGCAGTTTTTGTTGATAGAGATGGAACAGTTTATCATAAAGGAATAGAACAACCTGATTTAAAAGGTACCATAGAGCCTAGTAAAATAAAGGATAAAGGTAATAGACTTACTAAAAAAGATAAAGAAAAGATAAAGCTAGAAGCTGGAAGAAGGTTATTTAAACTTAAAAAAGAATACCAAAAGTTACGTTGGAAAAAGGACAAAAAGTCATTTGATAAAAATATCAAGTACGAATCTAGAATATTGGCCGGAAAATTTCCTAGAAAATTCAATGCCGAAGAGTATTGGGAAAAAAATTACTAAAACATTTTACCATGTAAATTTTTTTGTTTATATTATAACATATTAAAACTAAAGTAGAGAACTGATATGTTAATAAATATGACTGATAAACTAATTTACCAACGGGGTGGATCCACTAAAGAGGCAAAGCAAATAATATTTGAGCTTCCTAAAGAAATGACTTGTCATGAATTTAAGGTTATGTGTATACGAATGGCTCACGCAATTGGCTATCACGACTCATCTGTACGAGAAAACTTTGGTAAAATAGAAGATAAAAACTTTAAACATGATAAAAAACAACTTAAATTATTATTTGACTAATATGGCATTATACGACGAAGATATGGAACGAGAATTACCTGGAAAACAGGCAAAAACCGAAACACCCCAACCACAAAAATCATCAGCTTGGGAAGAATCAGAACGAGGAGTATACATACCTGAAAGTGTTTTATATTTAGTAGGAGAAATTGCTGAATATTCCTTATTTGACTTTATGACTAAGGTTAGAACTATTATTAGAGAACGTGATGAATCATACAAAGATGAGGCATTAAACTTAATAATTAATTCACCAGGAGGAGATGTTTCTGAGATGTTTGGAATAATTGACTTTATGGAGTTGATAGATACAAAGGTAAATACAATATGTAGAGGCTCTGCACAATCGGCAGGAGCAATAATTTTAGCATGTGGAACAGGACAGAGAGCTGCATCTAAGCATTCAACAATCATGTTTCACCAAGGATCTACGTTCTCACAAGGAAAGCTATCAGATGTAAGAGCTGGCCTAGAATATTCTAAATCAGTAGAAGCTAAAATATATACATTACTTGGTGAAAAAACAAAAAAACCAGCAAATTGGTGGGAAGAAAAAATGAAGTCTGACTTTTACTTAACTGCTGAAGACGCCTTAGAATTAGGTGTAATAGATACAATAGGATAATTATGAATTTTACAGAAGAACAATTACTACAAAACTGGAATACTTTAACGTCAAAAATTGATAAGACATTTGATGGCGATAGAAAAGTAAAATTATTAGAAATGTACGATGGATTTGCCGATCGAATGATGATGGCACCTGCATCTGGTATAGAACACTTTCACAATTGTTTTATTGGCGGATATGTTGACCATGTACTAAGAGTCATGGAATGTTCTGCAAAACTATATAATGTATGGAAAGGCATGGGAGCAGATATGAGTGGTTATACAACTGAAGAACTTGCGTTTTCTGCGCTTAATCACGATTTAGGTAAAATTGGAGATATTGAGAATGAATACTATGTACCAAATCCAAGCGAGTGGCACAGAAAGAATCAAGGTAAGATATACAACGTTAATCCAAATATTCAAAATATGTCAGTTCCACACCGTAGTTTATGGCTTTTACAAGAGTTTGGTATAAAATATAACCAAAATGAAATGATCGCTATAATGACCCATGATGGTTTATATGATGAAGGAAATGCTGCATATCTTAAGACATGGGACAAAGACAGAAAGCTTAGAAACCATATGCCATTATTACTACATCAAGCTGACCATATGGCATCAATGATTGAGTTTGAGCATTGGAATAAAGGTGGCAAAACGGCTTCAGCTCCACTTGTAAAAAACTCCACACCTACATTTAAGAAAAAGGCGCCAAAAATTTCTAATGCAAACGATAGTGCCCAAGATCTATTTAAAGATTTATTTGGAGATACTAAATGATATTGACAATTATCATATTATCAATATTATTAATATTTTTAGGCTATGGAATATATAACCTTTTAAAACAGTTAGAAAAATACGAAGAAGCAATAGAGAAATCAGATTCTAGTCTTAATGAAACTCAAGAAAGTCTAATTTCTATTTTAACTAAAATAAGAACTATAGATAGTAAAGGTATTTTTGAAAACGATGATGAAGTAGGACAAGTCTTCAAACAAATATCAGATACTATTGACAAAATTGAGACTTTAAATGACTAATAAACAAGGAAAATTATCACCAATAGAACAGTTTTACGAAGACCTAGCTATACAACAAGCCGAAGAAGCTAGAATTGCTGCAGAAGCCGCTAAGGGTAAAAGAAGAGGTCGACCTAGAAAAAATAAGATGTATTTTACACCAATAACGGAAGCAGCTATTATTGCATATAATAAAGATCCGGAATCTCCATTAAGAAATAAGGTGTTTAACGAACATATACATAGAGCGTTAGATAAGCTTTCTGAAAATATTATTCATACCTTTAAATTTTATTATTTTGACTATGGAGCAAGAGAATTAAAACAAGAAGTAGTTGCATTTATGCTTGAAAAACTACCTAAATTTGTTGAAGGTAGAGGTAAAGCCTTTTCATATTTTAGTATTGTTGCAAAAAATTATTTGATTCAAAACAATAATAAAAACTATAAGGCACTTAAAGAAAAAGCACCTGTTGTTGTTATAGATTCACAACGAGATTTAACAAATGAACAAATGAAAAAGGACTTCGATGACCAAAGAGCAGCTTTCATGGAGTCATTTATAGAACACTATGACAAAAAAATACCTAAGGTTTTTAAAAGCGATCGAGACAAGAGAATAGCGTTCGCGGTACTACAATTATTTAGAGATAGAGAAAGTATTGAAAACTTTAACAAAAAAGCACTATATATTATGATTAGAGAAATGACAAACACTAGGACACAGTACATAACGAAGGTTGTCAACATAATCAAAAAGGAATATTCAGAGACATTCCAAAAATATCAAGAAGCAAGGATAAATATCTAGATGTATATTTTAGTATATTTAATTTTGAAAACGGCCAATAGTGGCCACACAACGTTACTAGCATAACAATTAAAAAAGGAGAAAATTTATGAAAAATTTATTTTTAACATTAACATTAGCTTGCGCAACATTGTTTGCAGGAGCTCAAAACTTTATGGTTATTACAACCTATAATGCACCAGAGGATGGAGCAGATTTCGAGCTTTCAAGCTTAACTGACAATATGGGTATCGGATATGTATTAAACGATACTTGGACTGTTGGTCTAATCGCTGCCGGTGAAGATTCAGTAGGAGACAAAAACTATGACCTATTCGGCCGTTACAATTATAACGCGAATATGTTTGTTTCTGTTCAAGCACCAACTGAAGAAATGATGGACAACTTAACAATTGGTTTAGGTTATTCATTTGTAGTATGGAAAGCTCTAGCAGTAGAGCCAAATTATACATTAGGTCTTAAAGAAGACTCAAACGGAGATAGAGAGGGTACGTTCAACTTAGGGTTGGCATACCGTTTCTAAACATTAACAATTAGTCAATGCTAGTGGCAATAAACAAGAGGAGAAATCAAATGGATAATGTAATAAAAATGATTACAGGATTTTTTGGCGGATTAACAACAATTCTAATGGCAGTATTACCAGTAACGATCTTATGGTTCGTTGTAACAGGTGGTGATGTATTTGGAATGGATGTAATTGCGAATTTAACATCATTAGTGGATGGATTCGGACAAGGTGGTTTTACTGGATTAGTAGTATTATTAATCGTAGCATCATTTTTTGTTAAGAAGTAATTAAACTTACTTGTATGAAGGTTGCCCAGGTGCTTATTAAAGTGCTTGGGCAATTTTTATTTTGCAGCTCGGATATATTTATATATAGATAAATAGTATTAGGAGAAAATATATGTTTGATGATGAAGTATTTAAGGGCAAAACCTTGTCTAACATTTTTTCAGAGATCTACCAAAACTCTAGAAAAAAAGACGAGCAAATTAATACCCTAATAGGTCAGCTAAAAGGCCTAATAAAAAACATGACAGATGCTACAGTTATAGTACCATTAATTAAAGACTATATTGATGCATCTCTAAAAAATGACGACCATTTAATAAAAATGGCAGGAATAATTCAACGAGCTCAAACAAGAGCTACAGACTCTGGAGGAGATTTTACTCTAAGTGATGATGAAAAGAAACAACTCTTAAACACAATTACAGAGTTAGAAGACAAAAGTAGGGACTAGTAATGCCAGTAAATACCGGAGCACAAGTAAAAGGCCTAGAACAATCGGTTAATAACTTACAAATAGAACCTGCAGAGGTTGTTGATATAATATTAGATGAAGCTCACCCTGAATATAATCCAGATAATGGAAATACGGTTGGATGCGTATTGGCAAGATCCATCCAAACAGAACGAAATAGAAGTGATTATACATTACAATGGACAATGCCAACAAATGGTAATATAATACAATATCCTTTAGTATCTGAAATAGTATTATTGGTAATTGGAGCTTCTCCGGATTCACAAAGACAAACAGGATCTGTTAAAAAATATTGGATGTCATTACCACAAAATGTATGGCAAGATGTAAATGAAAATAGTTTACCTGCAGCTTCATACTCATTACCATATCGAGAATTAACTCCTTCTGAATTTGATAGACATAAGGGAGATGCTGAACCAAGCGGACCAACACTTGGTAATTCATTTAAACCAAAAGAAGTATCATCACTTCAACCATATGAAGGTGATTTAATAGTACAAGGTAGATGGGGAAATTCAATACGAATGGGAAGTACTTCTGATCCTCAAGCTGGAGATCCTAATCTATATTCGGATGCAGGTGCTGCAGGAGATCCTATAATAACAATACAAAACGGATACGGAAATACCTCAGATACTGGAGAAGGTTACCACTTAGAAGATTATACAACGGCTGGTGATGCATCACAAGTAGTACTTACTAATGGTCAAAAAATACCCTTAGAAATTGCAAGTACAAATAAGGATTCATACCATAATAGTTCAGCACCTGACGAACAAGATTCATTTGAAGGAAATCAAATAATATTAAACTCAGATAGAATAGTTTTTAATTCAAAAAAAGATAGCATATTAGGAACGGCAAAAATATCAGTAGGCTTTTCAACAGAAGGTACGTTTAATATTGATGCCGATGACCATACAATAATAGATTCACCAAAAATATACTTAGGAAATGCATCGACAGACGAAGCTGAACCTGTAGCAATGGGACAAACACTTGTTGATTGGATGCAAAAGTTATGTGACACTCTCATGGCAGAAACTCACCCAACAGCTTGCGGACCTAGTGGAACACCAATAAATACAGCGGACTATGCAGATTTAAAATCAGCCGCTCCAGATATATTAAGCGAAAATAGTTTTTGTACTAAATCTAATTAGGAGAATATTTATGCCATTTAATCCTGCACTTTTTGCAAATGTTTATAATGCCAACTTTGGAGGTGAAGTTTCTAGTGGAGAGAAACAGGGTGATGCAGGAAAAGCTTGGGCACAAGCAGTCACAGCAGGAGCTACAACAGTATTGGCACCAGCTCCATCATCAATGTTAAGTGCGGCAGAAAGTGCAATGGCCGGAGCACTAGCAGGATGGAATTCAGACACTGATAATGCAGGAAATATGTTAAAGTCAGCAATACAATTATATGCAACAACCATGGCTCCAGGTTTTGCACCTTCAATAGCAATTCCACCAGCTGGACCACCTCCAATTGACGGTGGTTTTCCAGTAGGAGATGCTGGAGCTGATGCATTAACAATGGGAAATCAATTTGGAGCACTATTAGCTAGTTGGTTTCCAACTGGACTGTATACTATACCCGGAGTACCACCTATTGGACCATTACCTTGGATATAGGAACAAAAAAGTTAGCAAACGAGATATTTATATAAGTAACGAGAACAATTATGAAAAAAACAGAGAAACTAATAAGCGTAATACGAAAAGTTGTTAGAGAAGAAGTTAAAAAAGCTATTCGTGAAGAACTAAATGAAGTTCTAGGAAAGAAAAAACTAACAAAAGAAACTATTAGGCATGGTATGAAGTTAGCCGATGTTGCCAACTCTCCTAAAAATCCTTATGAACAAGGAAAGAGTAGAAAAAAACATCAAGAATTTGAGTTTACAAGAGATCCTATATTAAATAAGGTATTGAATGAAACGGCAAATGAAGAATGGCCAACTATGGGAGGAAAAACATATTCTGACGGTAAAGAAGGTTTAGCATCAATGATGGGACTTGAATCACCAGATCAAATGTTTGGCCAAAAACCATCAGCACAACAGATGGTACCTAAAGATAGGCAACATCTTGAAGTTGATGATAATATGGCTCAAGTTTTAACTAGAGATTATACTGACTTAATGAAAGCAATTAATAAAAAGAAAGGTAAATAGTAAATGGCAATACCTCCTAGAAAAATATTTAGAATTAATCCAGCTGATGAAGATGATAGAATTTCAGTTGGAATAGATTTGCCGCTTAGAGACCAAAATGATTCTCCTTTTCCACAGACTAGGACAACTATAAAGGCCGCTGCAGCAAATCTTAAAAACTTAATTCTGACTAGAAAGGGAGAAAGACCATTTCATCCAACATTAGGAACTAGTATATATGATTTTCTATTTGACCAAAATGTAGATGAAATGATTACAAAGATAGAAGAAGAAATAAACGAAGCTGTTGCATACTGGTTACCATATGTACAAATAACAAATCTAGTGGTTGGAGTAGCTGATAAAGCCTATGGTTTTAGTGATAGTTTTAATGGTGTTAGAATATCACTTAGCTTTACACTAGCCGGAAATAGATTTAATGAAGAATCAATAGTCCTTGTAATAGGCGGAGTAGAATAATGGCACTAGTTAAAAAAGATGTAAAATACTTAAATAAAGATTTTTCTCAGTTTAGAGAAAAGTTAGTTAATTTTGCAAAAACATATTTTCCTGACACATATACTGATTTTAATGAAACTTCTCCTGGAATGATGTTCATTGAAATGACAGCCTATGTTGGAGATGTACTATCACTATATATTGACAATCAACTTAGAGAGTCAATGTTATTGCACGCAGAAGAGCCTCAAAATATTTATGATATTTCACAGGCATTAGGATATAAACCAAATCCATCTACGGCCGCAACAACTGATTTAGATGTTTTTCATTTAGTTCCAGCCATCGGAAATGGCGTTGATATTAGACCAGATTTTAGGTATGCTGTAGAAATACAGGAAGGACTAACTGTTAAATCTACAGAAAATTCAGATATAGAATTTAGAACTTTAGAAGTTATAGATTTTAGTGTGTCTAGTTCTTCAAACCCTACAGAAGTTTCAATATATAAGGTTGACGAAAATACAGGTGCACCTCAATATTACTTATTACAAAAAACAGTACGTTCTATTTCTGGAAAATTAGAGTCACAAACTTTTACGTTTAATGAACCTAAGAAATTTGATAGGGTTAGACTAGGACCTAATAATATTATTGATATTGTTGATTGTAAAGATATAGATGGAAATAAATGGTACGAAGTAGATTATTTAGCACAGGATACTGTTTATACTGAAGTTAAACAAGGAGTAGCTCAAGATCCTTTATTATCGGCATATGCAGATTCTGTTCCATATATACTATCATTAAGGCGTGTACCAAGACGTTTTACTAAAAGAATAACATCAAATAATCAAATAGAATTACATTTTGGTGCAGGAGTATCGGCAAATGCAGACGAAATTATTTTACCAAATCCAATAAATGTAGGCATGCAGTTGCCATATGGTAATACGTCAGGATTAGACAAT